ATATTTAATGTTTCACATTCAATCTTTCTTCACTTGTATAAGCCACTACAAGCCCAGTTTCATCATGTTGTATGGTGATGTACTTTTCACCCCTTTCTATGGTGGTAAAATCGCACATACTACATAACTTACCCAATACCTTGCCCAGTTGTTTCATCAGTGGGGCTTCGGGGCTGATAACTAAAACTAAATCTGCTTTCATAATCGTGTATATTGTGGTAGCCCGAAAGCTACCGGATTAAACTTCAGTCAATCTGCCATACGTTTCTTTGACGCGTTGTTTTGACGCCTTGCAAACTCTTTGGCTAATTCATAATCTGCGAAATAATTGATACGATTACCTGTTTCAGTGTTTACTACCTCATAAACCTTGCAACCACACTCAATTGATTCGCGAACTACATATTTACTCTGCTGATTCATAATCGTATATATTTTGCATGGCTTTCGCACTGCTGGTTAAACTTATCTTTTATCTATCACTAAGTAATGGTCCGCTAAGCACTTTACCCATTGTATTCTATACTTTTTTGAAGCACATCTAAATTCAATGTCTCTTATAGCAGAAAGAATATTAGACACGCTTTCATTATAATACTTTGCGAGTATAGTTAGTACATGATAGCTTTCTTGCGGTGTAAAGTGCAAAGAACTTCTATATCTCTTTGCTGTCTCATATACTCTTTTTGAGAATGATTCAATAGTCTCAAAATCTTCTTTTCTATAATTAAAAAGGTCTGTTGCTTTCATTATCGTATATCTTTTAATTGTTATTCAAACTATGTTTTGATTATTACGATGCAAATATCAAACTTTATTTTGAACAAACCAAATTTTGATAGAAAAATTTTCAAATTATTTTTTGATACTATTCTTGTGTATTCTATGTATAATTTGAAAACTATTCCTATCTTTGCATCAAATTATAATTTGAATATCATGCTCAGAGTACAAGAAATCTGCAAACAGCAGGGTATCACCATGCAAGACCTTGCCAAAAAGATGGGCGTGACATATCAAGCCTTGTATGCCGCAGTGTCCGGCAACCCTACCATTGGGAAGTTAGGAGAAATTGCAAAGGCATTAGGTGTAGGAATAACTGACTTGCTGAATGAAGATAAGGAAGAAAACACTGTTGTTTGTCCTCATTGTGGAAAAAAAATTAAATTAGAGAAAGGAGAATAATATGGACTATTTAATAATTGGAATACTGTTCTTCATAGGGAACATTGTTTGGAGTGTTATCTTATTGTGTTTTCAGTCTTACGCCAAAAAGAAAGGAGAAGATTTGGCAACAAAAGAAGATATTGCAGGGATTACTAAAGAAATCGAGTCTGTAAAAGATAGCTATAATAAATCATTGGAAGAACACAAAATTGAACTTCAAAAAGAATTTGAATCATATAAGTATATCAATGAATTGTGTAACAGCATAGATAAGGAATTATTAAGAAAGCTTGTTACTTGCAAAAGGGAAATGGAAAATGATTTTAGAATACATCGAGACAACGATGATTATGGTTCTTGCGAATCATCAATCCAATCATTATATGATTACTTAAAAAATTATGATGTAAGATATAAGCACAATGAAAACGTAAAACTAATTTTTGAACATTATGAAATAATTGAAGGACTACATGAAAATTATGAGGAAGGATGTGGTCCGTTTGATACACCACAGTACATAGAGGAGCTTAGCAGAATCCATAGTTATGTTGATAGACTAATAGCTATTTTCTTACCAAAATTTTCAATAAAGCCGGAGCACTAAACTCCGGCTCATTAATTGATTAGCCCTTTGAATTTCAACCGATTTACGATTTCGGTGTAAAGATACTCTATATCCCCGCTGAAATCCCCATAATTCTGATAGAGAAAAACGACATCTGCGCAGTTGTCGGAAATTGTACTCTTGGACTGAATCCCCAATACTCTTGACATCTCCTCACGTAACCCTGCAGTCATTTTCCCACCGGCAAGCGAGCTTGGAGAAAACAGATACAGGATAATGAAAATGAACTTCTTCCGCTGGGTTACACTGTCAATATTCGGTGGACATCCTCTCTCATTCAGCAACTCAACGAATATCTTGTAGATTTCATGGATAAGGCTTTTGTCTTTCAAAATTGGGGCGGTCAAGGCGTTTTCTTCCTCTGAAAGTTCTGATTTCTCAATACGAATCTTTTTAAGACGAATTATTTTGTTAAAATCCAGTTCCATAACACGATTATTTTAAAAGTAAATAGTATATTTGCATCATAATCGTGTAAGGAAGAGCTGATTCATGGTCGTGCGTGGGTTGGCTCTTTTTCATTCTTCCCCATTCGTGCTGACGAATGGTTTCTTTTCCAAATCATAGCAAGTGATATATACCCGTTTCCCATTAACATCACATAGAGCAAGGGCATATCCTTTCTCCAGTATTTTAACCGGCTGATTGTCGCAATAGACAGTACTTCCAACCGGAACTCTTATAAAATGACGTACTATCATTTGATTATCTTTAGCTTGTTATACCAGTGTGAAGAGAAAGGGAACCACCCGATTAGGAATGATTCCCCGAAAATAGTTACTTTATATAGTTTGCTCATGGATTTTTCTTTTCAAGTATTTCAACACATTTTTTTATCCCATAATCGAAACCCTGTTTATACCCTTTAGCGTATTCTCCAATGTTATATACCGCCATTGCCAACACAAACAGGATGATACCTACAGGCTTGTACCAACCGGGAAGCGAGATAGAAAACGGCTTAAATGTAATTGTGAGATCGCCAACCCATAATAGGGCGATAATACATGTAGATATAAATAAAATTGTTTTCATCGCTTATTTTCTTTCAATAATTCCGGATTATCATATATGTTACCTATCACTTCAAGATGATTACCTTTGCACAATAAAAATCCACGTTGATTATTTAACAAACGAAACCCACCATCAATATAATCTACTGAAAAATTGTCGTAACCAGCAACATTGGAACAAAAAACTCCATTAGGAATATCAATCCCATATTCTTTTGTTTTGACTATATCCCCCTCGTAAATCTCTTTGCCGTTCTTGTCACATAATCCGGTGAACTGTCCTACTGTTTCAGGAAGAACTACACAAGTTGTCTTTTTGGGAATAGGTTCAGCATCTTCAACGAGTGTAATAGTTGGGTAATATCTTGGATATGTTGTCAAAGATCCTTCTATCCACTGTCTTGTTTCAAATTCTTTTCCTCTGAATTTTATTTCACGTTTCATAATCAATATCTTTTTCCGTTTAACATAGGTCTTAATTCGTTATATTTTTGTTTTTGCTCGATATGCCAAAGCAAATCTATGTCAAGATGTTTGGCAAGTCCAAAAATTGACAGTATCATATCATTCACAGTAATAGAAAAATCAAATATTCCGTCATATCTAACAGGAAGTGTAGAGATGGAATAGATTGATTCGGTAAAAGTTTCGTCTTTACAGGCTTCTGCCAGATCTTCAATACAGTCATCAATATCTCCGTTGGCAAGTTCAAGGCTTATCCCTCGAAGTCCTGCAAGGTCAAGCAGGCGTATAACCGCATCACTCAATTCATCAGGAAGTGAATCTTTTATATGCTTTTCAAACGTGCATTTGAATCGCATCTCTTCTTTCACCAATGCAGGGTAACGATTGTATCCCATTTCAAAACGACGTTTACAATTTTTCCCTAATCTACCTTTTCGGTCCGCTTCCACAGCTTCCATAAGCTCAGAAATGACAAGGCAAAGGCAGTGTTCATTACTCAGATCCTTATCATGGAAACCGTGCTCGCAAGCGGTCTTATAAGTACGATCTCGTAGTTCGTTCAAATTAATATTCTTCATTCCCTTATTCCTAATTTAATTTCTTCATCCTTAATTATTTTTCCAATCTTATCGGCTTCCTCATACCGTTCTTCTTTTATCAACAGTCTTTGCAATTCCGAAAGCTGGTTAATGTAAACAATATCGTTACGATCTGATACATGGCGGACATATCCTTCTATCTTATCCATCTTGTCTTCCATGAGTCTGTGCCACTTGTTTACCAAGATTAAGGTAAACATCAAAGCACAAACATTTAATAAGGTAAGGATACCTTTAAATATTAATTCTGCTGTTTCCATAATCATATAAGTTTTAATGCTTCCTGTAATCCGGCTTCAAGTGCTTCTTCATAAATATCCCATTTACCACCATCATTAGGTCCTTCATAAACAGAACTAGTTATATGAGTTCCATTATCAGCTTTAGATATTTCGTATCCATAGCCACAAGCACAGTTATATAGCATTATAAGAACTACTGAAAATAATATTTTTGTCAAATCATCCATAGTTATTCATCCTCTCCAACTTTAACATACTCTTCTTCAATGCACCAACACAACATATCGTATGCCGCATCAATTAATGAATGAGACCTAAATTCTTTATAGTAGTCAAACTCCGAGTAGCATATATACCATTTTTCGCTATCATGGGACATTACAAGCCAATAATTATTTGTACCTGTTTTTATTTCTTTCGGTAACAATTCTAAAACGTCAAGCAAAGTAAATGCAGGGATACAATGTTGTATCCTAAATGGTTCCTTGAAAGTATTCCATTCACGTAAACTTAATTGGGGTTGTTTGTCTTCTTCATAAGGATACAACATCCATGTCATACTTGCATTGCTTGTATCTATACCAAGATCCCCCAAATGCTTCATCTGTTCAATTGACAATACTTTTTTCATTCCTTTTCCTCCTCTGTTTTAATATCCGTTACTTTGCCACGACTGACAAAACAGAAACATCCCATCACATTACATAGGTATGATTCATGCTCCATCTTACACTCTTTGCATTCTTTATTCAACGAACATTTACTGCAATCGAAATTTAGACTGGACGCATCAATCAGTTCAATCATTTCATGCAGCACTCCATCTATTATTATTCCGCTATTTATTTCCATACCGTTCATTCATTAGAAGTTACACCCAAGCACAATACTTTGCAAGAAACGCCTATATCGTCAAATTCCAGAGTTAAATACTCTGTATCATAAGGGTAAGGGTATCTGCAATTTTTCAATTCTTCATCCGTCAATTTGCGTCTAATACGCATCTCTATTTCGTAATCATCGGAAAGATTCTCAATTATTTTTCTAAGTTGTCCTACATTCTTTATTTCCATATCTCAATCTCCTTTCTCTTTAATCCGTTCCAATACATCCCTGTTCGCTTCTAATATTTCATCGAAAGACGGGATGGGCATCCACATGTCACATTCGTAGTCGTTCCAATCCTCAAATTCAAATCCTCCGTCTGTCGCAACGTATGGCGATCTCCCGGATGAAACAACGATATAGCCACTAACAATCGCTCCATTTGATACCATTCTGCAAAGAACAAGCTTGTTTGGTTCCGGCAACCGTTCCTTAACACTTATCCAAGGTGATTGCTTTGCCTGCCATTCTGCGCCAGCGGAAAAAGAATTAAACAAGTCCTCTTTCAACGAATATACACCTTCAAATGAAAGATACATCTCTTGTGGCTTGACTATCAATTCTGCGTATTCCTTTGCTGCTTCTTCTACTGTCTGTTTCATATCCTATCCTTTGAAATTTCTCATGTATTCGCAATCCTCATCACATACACCTTTCTTTGCACAGTGAGGGATATTAGTTCCCCGCTCATATTCAAAATTATAACATAGGTTTCTGTATTCTTTCCTTCTTTCCATAGGACCAAGTGTTCTTGCTGAACTCCATGATTCATAGTCATTGCTAGATGCCTCTTTAAGAACGCATCCATCATCGTTATATAGCTTTCTAACTTCATTCATAATCATTCTTTTATAAATTCAAGTTTGTACCCTAAATACCCCGGTTTACCTTCCGCATCCATAGCCCGTCCTGTCAAGTTACCATAAAGTTCATCCATGATAATGTAGAATATTACTTTGGGCAATGGCTTTTGCAGATATTCAATGTACACATTAAATAATTCATGCTTTGGAGTTACCGTTTCGATTTCTCTGAAACATTCGGTTATCGGACGGAAAGAAAATCCATTTTTCTTTGGGTTGGTCAATAGTTCCTTATAGGCAGCTACAAGACCAGGAGATAATTGTATTGTTTCACTCATTGCTTTATAGTTTTACGTTAATTGATTCGTACATACTTACCTGCTATATAACAAGTCCTTAGTATCTCTGCATTCTCTTCACCAAAAGCGATTAAGATGGAACCACAACCGGGTGAATCTCCGCGCGTACCGTCCGGGCGAAAAAAACGAATCCTATTACGCAAAAACTTCATCGCTATTGCCTTCTCAAATATTACATCTTGAAACATATTTGAGTCACAACGATTAAAGAGTAATGCAATTCCGTTGCCATGCTCTGCCAACCGATTAACGAACCGTTCAATAAGAGGACGAGAGTAAGGCGGATTGAGCCATACACGACCTTTCCACTCTTGCGATAGTCCGTCATCATTCTTGTTATACATTTGTGTGGCTGTTTTCCAAAGTGGGTTAACCGGAGCACATGGATCTAAATCAAACTTTCCTAATGCATCTATAATTTCTTTCGGTGTGTACCATTCATCGGTAGAATTAGACGATTTTTCAAATGTTGTGTTCATTTCTTAATTGGTTTTGAATTATTTTTTTATAACTACCGCCATTGTACTAATAGAAGTGCCACTCT